CAGGACCTTGCCTAGTTTCAGAAACGTCACCATCAAACGGCTGACCCTTCTCATCAAGAAGCGTGCCATCTGGAGCAGTAAAGAGCGCAATCTCAACTTCTTCTTTTTCAATCTCTACGTCATAACGTGCCCACAAAACTGCACGTCCGGTCAGCAAAAATTGCAGAGCTGCATTGTATCCAACTTGGTCAAACGGGAACTCGCAATCAAGCAGGTATTGTATGTTTCGCTCTAAAACTACTGCGCTAATTTCTTCTAGTACACCGCCGGATAGTTTGCGTAGGCTTACTTCTGCTTTAGGCGTCGAAGAGTAGTACGCAGGTAGAAGAGTATTAACGCAATACCACCAACTATTAAGTCTTCTTTCTGTATCATTGAGGATACCTACTTGGCGTTGAGCATTATAAACCCTGATTGACTCCTCTGCGGCTTCAACGAATTTTTTGCTTCGCTCTTCAGCCTTAGTAACCTCTGTTTTCCAGTAAGAGCCAGAGAATCGTTCAATCAGAGGTTTTATCTTCATACTTTAGCTCTATTTGCCTGCGCTCGCATTTGAGCAATATACGCTTGCAACTTAATTACACCTTTATTGAACACTTCTGCGGGTTGCTCCCATTTGCTATCAATTAACCGCTCTTTGCAAAGGTAACGTAGGGCATCGCAAGCGTGATCCTCTCCCGTACTATCTGCATCCTCTGGATTTTTCTTATTGATCGCTAAACTAGGTAAGGTTTCCAGCAAATACCTACAGTTTGCGCTAATATACAACAAAGAAGGCTTTGCAACCAAGCGCTGTCTTATCTGGGACCAGCCGGATAGTCTATCGTTATCTGCTGCCCTAAAGTTTGGGTGCTTGTATTTGGCAAAAACGGCGTGAAACTGGTCAGCTATTGAGGGTCCACCCTGCTGATTGAATATAGAGGGATCCGCCGCTGCATGTACGTTTTCCCCGACTGAAGCTGCTGCAATTCGGTTAGCTTGCTCTGTGTTATCGACCCCTTTTCCGAACATTTCACGGTAGATAACAATCGCGCCTTTCGGATAGGGCATTTCGTTACCAAAATCATCACGTCCAGAGCTAACAGCACCCCAGATAGCAGCGAAAGGACTCCGATAACCCCAATCATAGCCAAGATACTTAGGCCAGTGCTTAGGAACGTTAAAAGGTTGACAAATATGCCTAGAACTAAACTCAGGGAAGTAGCTACCTTCATGGATCTCAAAGTCTCCTTCTAGCCATGCTCTGACCAGTTCGGGAGATCCTACCATGTGTAGGCGACTTATATAACCTGGATCTTGGGCTAATAGGATTTGGTTGTCGTGTACCCGGCTAGGGATATAAATGTAGTCAAAACTAGTGCCATCAGGCAATTCTTTAGTGAGAATCTTCTTACCCATTGGAGCTGGCTTAATAAAGAGCTCCTTTAGCCAATGATGCCCTACACCTCCAGGGTTAAACGTCAAAATTACCTGACCCCCACCTTTACCTCGCAACGCTCCAAACAGCTTCCAAATAGGGCTAGGTTCACTATAGTTTCCAGCTTCTTCTATCGCTGCATGGCTTAAATTCTGCCCCTGGTACTTTTCAGCATCATCGTTGTTGGCAAGCGGTCTAAAACGGAGTCTGCCACCGTTTGCAAAGGTAAACTGCTTCTTCTGGTCCTGCCAATGCGCCCTAAGAGGCAGGTATATCTGCTTTGCACGCTCAATAAGGTCGTCTGCTTGGGGCAATTCTTTACGGAAAAATATGGCGTTGAAAGCATCGCCTAACTGTTCTTGAAGGATAGCAAACTTACCCAAAACGCCATCGGTCTTACCCCCACCTCGCGCACCACCAAACCCAATGAGCGTAATAGGACAGTGGACTAGCATTTCTTGAGCTCCAGGTTGAGGTGCCCAGACTACCTTTTCAACTGCATCCGTCATCAGTCACCATTACGGCATTGCTTCCATAAATCCGCTCAACTGAACACTTAGGATTTTGGCAGTAAAAGTAGAAATCCCTACCATCTTCTACATAGGCAGTACTGATATGCTCACACCAGGGGCAGCGCCTGGTATGCTCAGGTTCAGGTTTTTCCCGATGCTCTATCCCCATACCTTATCGTATTCCTCTTTAGTCACCTTATGCTTCCAGATACTACTCCACTGGTTACATCTGGTACACCGAATATAAGGCTTAGTTACTACCCCGCACCCTATAAACCTACAATTAGGATTCTTGCACCTGAAATACACCATACGCTCAGGCAAGGTAGCAGCTTTTCGTTTAGTCATAGAAAGGAAGAATATGGATGCCCTAGTGTGAGAGTCCTGACACCGTTCGTCTTCGGATTATCCCCAAATGTGCATCCCAGCGAGAAACGGTAAAAATGCTGGCAGTACACAACCACAGAGCCAAGAAAACCTTATCACTCTTCGTCTGGCTTTTCACTAGCTAAATATTTAGCTTCAAATTCTTCCTTAGTTAACGGTCTAGCACTAACAACAGCATTAACCGTACCAATATGCTCCACCGTATTAGACTCAGTCCAACCTAGCTTACTCTTACCCAAGTACATAAGAATTTGCGGGTTTCCAGCCATAGCCTGTTCCATCAAACCCCTAGCTACAACTTCCTGCATACCAGCTTGACCAGCCAAGTATTCATCATTGTACCACTTCGTTAACTCCATAGGGCTAAGTCTAGATGCAAGTGCCACAGCAGTCTTAGACAATCCCAATCTCGCTAACTCAATAACCCTCCTACTCGTCTCCTCATCCTTCTGGTAAAGCTGGGTAGAGTAATCCTTTCTGCCACCCCTAGCCTGACTAGCCAATGGATTGTAGACCACTTCAACTTCTGCATTTTTTTCAGCGGCATCGTCACCAGTTTCGCTTCCAGGTTTTAAATCGTTTTCGGATTCCATTTTTATAGCCTATTAGTAGAACAATGGTTGATGTTTATATATGGGATTTTTATGTGGAAGGTTGGGTATAGGTATGTGGAGTAAAGCTGCGAGTTTTAAATTGAAAAATGAAACTGAAACTGTACTTTTGAAACGCCCAGCCACCATAAACGTTTGAATCAAAACAAGAATCTTAGGTTACTAGTTTCCTACTTCTCGTTAACTAACAAAGAATAACAATTACAAATAGTTATCAATGTTATCAACACTTGATACACCTATCGCGTAAACAACTATCAATCATTCCAGTTACTTAGCTATCTGCCGGAGTAGCTCCATCCATTCGACATCAGACAAACCTGACAACTGCTGAAGCTTAACCAGCTCGTCAACTGTATACGTTCGCTTACGATACTCTCTAACAGCGATAGCATCCTTTGAGCATCCTATCAGCTTACCCAACTCAGCTTGAGATAGTCCTAGCATAGCCCTGATAGTCCTATAGACCATTCCTCGTTGAGCTTGCTGCTTCTTCAGCTTCTTAACTGATACGTCCATTTAGACTACAGCATATCTTGCTTTACATACCATGCAAGATTCTTTTTGTTTGTTTGTTGTATGTCTTTGATAACATTAAGAATAAATACAAAGAAAAAAACAAACATAAACCAGGATATACCAGGGATATCCCTGCAATCAGCATTGCATCATATAGTAGCATGTTTGACCGCTAGTATTGCGTACCAGTTTAATTATGTCCTCGCTGATCGCTGCGGGTTGTCTTCGGCTGTTAGCCTCAGAACTACCTGGATAGGACGAAATAGAACCTTGTATTATTCAAAGTATTTCACACTTTCTTTCACTTTTTTTAAAAAAAGTTTGTGAATCTGCTCAAGGTATCTTGTGCATCATACGAATATATCTGTATACTGATAACAACAAGAGCAAGAACTCTTAAACATGAGGTGACTATATGGCAACACTAAGCAAAAACGGCACAGAAGTAGCAAGATTAATAAAGCGTTTACCAGATAGCGACAACACTACTGACAATATAGTTAGGCTATCAATTCGATCGAACGGATATATTTTGAAAGCTAACTATTGCACGTTTAAGGCGGACTCCTTTTCGTCCGCTAGGCGACACACTTGGGGATGGAAGCGTTACGCCAAGCTGAAACAGGGTGGCAACGTAGAACGATTAATCCAGCAATATATCGCAATTGGCTATCAAGTTGAGAGCAACTAAGACGATCACCAGGGTATCCTAAGGGGTACCCGATTGATCGGAATAGTCCGACATAATGAGGTGACTATATGAAAGAATCAGATATTTTGTTTGAAATTGGTAACTATTGGGTGAGTAAGTCCGATAAACACACGGGTTATGATGTATGGGAAGCCGGGATAACTCACTCACGTCGATGCGCGATAATCGGCTATGATGGTGAAAAAGGTTTAGAAAGGGCTAAGGCTGAAGCGGTCAAAAGAAACAACATTAAGAACTAATTGACTAAACCTTCAGTACACTGATATACATCATATATAGACAATTTAACGAGGTGACTAAATGGAAACAAACAACCGATATACCCAACCGGAATGGGAAAGCGAAAATAGACGATACTACTGTATGCAAAATGGACTTGGCCAGTGGTGGCCAGGCATGGAAGTTAGAACCACTGGCGGCAGTTGGTATCCTGTTATCTTAAGAGATAGCAACCCGTTTAAGACCCTTAAAGGCGCAATCCGATTTTTAGAACAACAAAAGGCACGAATCGAATCACGCAAAACAAACAATTAATCAATAAAACAATAGGTGACTAAATGAAAACGAAAGCACAGCAAGTAGCAGCGATCCTAAAACAGCACGGCATAAGCTCCAAGCAAGTAAGCTGTAGGAACGATCATGGATCAATCTCATGTCGCATCAAAGATATCAGCATCGATCCTGAGTTTGTAGAACGCATTGTCAGGAAGTTCGAATCGATCCGTTACTGCGAGTATTCCCAAGAGATACTAAACGGCGGCAATACCTTTGTTTCCATTCAATACGACTGGGAAGTTGAAAAGGCTATATGCTCAACGCAAGAGTTTAAAGACTTTAAAACAGCATTAAAGGCTAAACTTGACGCCATAACTGGCAACGAATGCGCGGAAATGGGCAATGCTCTATTCTACCGTGAAAATAATATAATTTTACGCTACGAGAAAGGCGATAGAAGCGAAGTTGAGCCATATCACAATTTGGATTCTCTAGCATGGTCGGTTTATACCAAAATCGCTAATGGAACTATAAAGGGGGCTTAATATGAACAAATTTATATTAGTAACTGGTATCGTGTTCGGCATCGTTAAAATTGCCGACGCTCAAACACTACTAGAGCAGCTACGAGCACAACAACCCTCGCAGTTACGGCACGAAGAGCCAGTAGTGCCAATTATTCCGGTGCTACCGCCCCAAGGTTTTGCGGTATACGAACGGGAGCGACCTCTACCGCCTCAGTGGGGCGTGGATTCATACAAGAGTTATAAAGTGATTCCACTGGATAGGTACGGACAACCCACACAGCCTCTAGTGACATTTGACGAGGTTTTAACTGACATGGTGTGGGGTAGTCTGCATAAAAACGAGGACCGATAGGTGGATGCTTTTTTAGTATACTTAATTCTTTTATCTGCAACTCCCCTGTGCATTGTCTGGGCAGCCTTTAGCGAACCAAGTAAAACAGCACTACCGTTTTTGTGTTTTTGTTTGTGTCTGGTCGCTATGTGGTGTTTAAGCGTTTATTATTTTTAAAAGCTACAGTTCCGCGTGGGCTCTGTCGATAGATAGGGCTTGCGGGTAATTGTACCCAAGAAACTAAGGTGACTATATGAAAAAGATTATATTCGCGGCATTGATTGTTGCGTGTTCTGGCTGTGGCGTTATTTTTCCCGATATTATCATGGCTGGTTCTGCCGAAGGCTACAGGGCGCTGGCAGATGGCGAAAACGCGCTAATCACAAACATAAAATCACAGGATCCGAAAGGCGACTCTGCCGCATGGCAGCATAGAAAGCAGCAGGAACAAGAGATTACCAAGCGAGGTTTTTTCCAGAAGTTGCTAGGTGGGTCCCCAACGTCTTCAAGGGGAGAGGCTTACTAATATGAACAGCGTTAAAAAGTTCACATCTTGGTTTTGGACTACTTCGGCGGTCGTCGGTGCGCCTGTGTTGATAGTGCTGTTAGCTATCGGAGTGCAACGATCGTTTTTTACATTAACTTGTGAAAGCGCCGGAATCGGTTGCCAGTACTCTTTAACGAAGAGCGACGAAATGCACTCGGCGATCATGGAGTTTGTTGGGCAGTTACTAGCCGACAACCCAAACGGCGATCTTGTGCTTGAACCAAGAAAGAAGAAATAATTATTTTTCATAGTGTACAGATTAGCAGATAGTCTGTACACTTTTTATGATTCTAATCATGGAGGTGACTAACAATGAAAATCCTAGACATTATATACCCGTACTTTTGCCTTGAGCATTTTGGCCAGCCCTTTGAAGTGCGCGAGTTAATGCGTGAAGGCGTTAAATACTACGAACCAACACGGATTGATCGTGATTACACGATCCTATCAGCGTTAGTGCGGGAGTACGGCGTTGAAGAGACCCAAACAATGATAAGACAAACGATCGAACGGTTTGAAACTGAAATGAATCTTTTGTTGGCCCAAGTCGATAACGAAAACGATTTGACTTACAGCCAACGCTACATTTTGAGCATGGAGGGACATTAGCATGGAGGTTTTAGATGGGGACTATCCAACGTATTTAATTAAATGCGATGGCGTTGATTTTGAAGTTACTTGGCACAAGGAAGCGGATTGTTGGGTAATGATTCAACAGTATGAAAGCGAGTTTTCTGACCTGCGCGCGCATCTTGGTGTTGACTGGGATACATGGCAGGACGGAGTAACAGAAGCAATATCGCGATTCGAAAGAGAGATGGAAATTAAAGAGAAGCAACAAATGATTGAGGTGGTGAAATGACAAACGAATTAGCAACTATATCAGAGCAAAAACTGGCAACATTACGAAACACGATAGCACCAGGATTAACTGATGCAGAATTTGGGTTGTTTGCTGAGATAGTAAAAGCAACTGGACTAAACCCCGTCACAAAAGAGATCTGGGCAATCAAGGCCGGCGGTCGATTGCAGTTAATGACGGGGATCAATGGATTCCTACGGATTGCTAATAGCCACCCTGCTTTTGACGGAATGGAAGTAAGTTTTGATTGGGACGGCAAAACGCTCTTGTCATGTACTGTAAAAGTGCACCGCAAGGATCGAAAATTTCCAGCAGTTGCTACGGCATGGATGAATGAGTACAGCAAGCCAACACCAATTTGGAAGCAGATGCCTAGTGTAATGCTTGCAAAGTGTGCCAAGTCACTAGCCATCCGCGAGGCGTTCATCCAGGAATTGGGTGGGCTTTACACGATTGAAGAGATGCCATCAAATTACGCAGCGCCGAAGGAAACCGTTGACGTAGGCAACGCAACGCTTGCTACCGTAGACGTGACTACAGGCGAGATTGTAGCAGAAGAGAAGGACGATATCCCTGCCGACTGGAATACTAAAGCGGTTAATCAGAAGGCGCGCACGACATACTACACTCTCGGCAAGTTGACAGGCGATAAGAAGGAGGCGGCGGTAAAGTATCTGGAGGCTAATCTTGCAAAAGAGATCGATGCCGATCTTTGGCAGTCACCGATCCGACTAGACAAACTTACTAGCTGTATCATTGAAAACTACGAGGCATAGCATGAATAAGCACAACGATATTGGTATAATCACGGAAGCAAGACAGGAACCAAAACGACGAAAGAGCGACTATCAGCTATTGATAGCGAAAAAGGCGCTAGGTTTAACGATGAAGCCGAACGACAAGGCTGGGCTGTTAAGATTACGAGCGTTTGAAGCAGTAGGACGCAACGATGACAAAGCACGATAAGGAAACACCGCACTATAAAAGGGTAAGCAAAAGTGGAAAACGATATGACTCAAGCAAAACAGGTTGGACTAGATATACAGTCCATATCGAAGAAAACACGCTCAAGGCGTTTAAGCGGATCTGTGCAGCAGAAGGAATCACGCACAGTGAAGCAATATCGGAAGCAGTTAAAAATTGGATTGCACGATAAACAGCTTAGCTACGAAGCGTTTTTCATATTTCTGGAAAACTTTGCAGCGGAGCAGTGGCAGAAACTACCGATCCATGCGTCTCAATGGGAGCGAGGACAAGTGGACGGGCTTTTTTGGGCTTTAGATAAGTTAGATGAGTTGGTAATTGAGTAATGATACTGGAGTGTAGATCAGTTGGTAGATCAGGTGACTGTTAATCACCGTGTCGCAGGTTCGAACCCTGCCACTCCAGCCAATAAAAAACCGCACCTAACCACGAATGGCTAGATGCGGCTGAAACGAGGTGACTAAACGACGTTTTGGTCATTTCAGAATAGCAAACATTTATATAACGAGGCAAGGGGCGATATGTCAGGTCCGACAAAAACATGGAAGCACAAGGGAATTCAGTTAGCGGTATGGGATGGAAAGTTTGGTCCACAATATACCCTCAAAAAGACCTACAAAGATAAAAACACCGGCGAATACAAGGAATCCAAGTTTTTCTTTCAAGATGAAATAGCCGCTGTTGCTGAAATGTTTAATGACGCCGATCACTGGATACGCACAGGAGAAGATAGGGTAAAGGCTGAAGCCGTTGAGGGTATTGAGGTTAAAGACTTACCGCCAGTTATCCGCAAGGTAGTTGAAAGTGTGGTGGATGATTTGGATATACCGTTTTAAGGGGAGCCTCAGACGATGGATATTCAGATTTATTCAAAACATTTTGCAAATGACGGCAAATGGAGCGTTGAGGTGACTATTCTAGAGGAGGAGGGGTTTGAAGCCCCTGACGACCTACGATCTAGCCTCAAAATCATTATTGATAAACTCTACAACGAAGCTCCTGCCACGTTAGCACGAACAATGCTGGAAGAGGTCATGGGAGCCGTAAAAGTGGAGGCAAGGACGCTATGGGGACCAGCGGTTATAGCAAAGAGGATATGATGGACGATTTTTGGATCGCTTTTATTGTCGGTTTGGCTATAGGCGGGATGCTGTTTCAGTTTGTTTTGAGCAGTAAGCCAACTAAGCCAGAAGAGAAACTAAGCATTTTAGACACGGAAAAATGGTGATGACCTATAATTTAGTTGGTGAATTGCCCCGTCATATCTATTGCTATGTGGATAGCACATATACGCATAACGAGCCGCAAGGCTTTTTGCCGTGTGTTTGGTTTGGCTTGGTGTCGTATCCCGGTAGGGCTTGGGGCTGTACCATTATGCTTGAGAGCGGATCTATTTATCGAAACGTTCCAGCTCATGCGATAGCGTTCACAGAGTTTCCGATATCGTGGGCGGCTCATGAGGCGCAGACTTGGGATTGTTACGGGGAGAAGTTTACCACCATTGAGTACACCTACCTAGCAGGGCTGGACTGTAAGGCAAAGTGTCAGGACATGGAATGTGAGGGAGTTTATCTTTTCACCGCCGCACCCATAGGCGATGGTTTTTCAGCTTACCCTGATCAGGCCAAAGAGTTTTGCTTCATCCAGCTAGACAACGGTCGCCTGACTATTCAGCCAACTAACCATGTGGTTTTTCGCGAGCGCAGTTTTACCGACAATAAGTTGGAGTTTCCGAGCGGATTACGACGACAGAATGAAATATGGAGTGCGGAATGAATAAGACAATATCCGAACAAATTAGAGATATTATTGGCGACTTAGAAAAAAGAGAAAAGCCCGATATGATATTTATGTCACGAGAGCACGCCGAACGCATGGCGCTAATGCTTGGAATATCTTTAGAGCATCTTCATTTGCAGTTTTTAGACAAGAAAACAGAACAAAACATTTTTGAGGTAGAAGATGAAAACACCTGAAGAAATGGCGGAGGAATACACTAAAGATTGGTGGGCAAATCTCCCCGAAGCCGAGGGCATGAGGCAGTCTGCAAGAGAAAACTTCCTCGCTGGCTACAAGGCTGGTCGTGAAATGTCTGAAAGGGAGATATTTGATCACTATATGGAACTCCGCAAAAAGAATGGAGACAAAGAACCAGCGACACACTACGAGCGGTTTAAGATTTCGTTGAAGGGTATATTCTAATGAAAACACCTGAAGAGATGGCAGAGAACCAAGGATGGAACGAATACGACTACTTGAGAAACGAAGCATATCATTTAGTAAAACGGAGTGGTGAGAAAGTACCAGAACTTGAACGTGCATTTTATGAAGCAATTTCACGAATAAGGTGGGAGATAGCGACAACCGCTATGTCGGAAAGAACTAATCAGATCATCAATGCGCTTATTGACTATCCAGTAGCGTTGCGAGCGGTTATGGACGCCAATGCTATAGCTAATGAACACCTTCAAAGAGCAAATAACATCAAGCGAATCGAACTGATGGAGAAAAGGATTGCAAATGAAAACACCTGAAGAGATGGCAAGGGAGAGGTATCACACAGATAGGGTTGGCGACGAGGCTATAGATGTGAACCTTCAGAGGCAAGCATACATAACTGGCTACCAAGCCGCACAGCCGCAGTGGATCAGCGTAAAGGATAGGTTGCCGGAAGAAGATGCTGCTGTTTTGGTTTATGGGCAAGTTCTCAATGACCCTCCTGATATCATTGGTGTAAGACGCATGTACAAAGGCGACCAAGAATGGAAGCGAACATGGGAATCTGAAGATGGGTTTATTTATGATGAAGATGATGTCACCCACTGGATGCCCCTACTACCACCACCGAAGGATGAAGCATGAAAACCCACAACGAGTTTGTTACCGCGCTGAACGAGTCGTTGTGTTCAGTTTCGTTAATAGCAAGCTACCTAGCAAAGCAAGGGTGCCAGGTATTGATTAAGCCGACCTTAGTAACCCCAGACAAAGCTTCAAGGCATCAGTTTGTAGATGATGGCGATCTAGAAATACGGCAACGGATTGAGGTTAAACATCGTGCCGTAGATTTCACCAGCGTAGACGACTATCCCTATTCAAGCATCATAGTAGATGAGGATTTTAAGATTAACCGCATACCTAAAGGCCAGTTATGGGGCTATGTTGTAGTTAATCGTGACGCTACTCATGTATGCTTTATCAAGGGTGACACCCGTAAGCAGTGGTCCGTTGAAGAGAAGTATGACCATAAAGAGCGGGAGAATCGGAAGTTTTATACATGCCCAAAAGAGTTGGCAGTATTTTGCAGGTTAGATCATGGTAAATAGCAGGGCAAAGGGCGCAAGAGCAGAACGGGAGCTAGCAAACAGGCTTAAAGAGCTAGGGTTTTCTGCACATCGGACGCAACAATTTTGCGGCAAGGCTGGTAATTCTGATGTAGAATGCAAAGAGCTTTCAAACTATCACTTGGAATGTAAGATGGTTGAGGCGCTAAACATCGATAAAGCCATAGACCAGGCAACACGAGATTGCGGTGATCGTACTCCTATAGTTGTACATAGGAAGAAGCAAAGACCTTGGCTTGTAACTATGTATCTAGAGGATTGGATCAAACTACATAATGACGCTAAAGATAACGGAAACGATCCCTCATAACGATAGTGAAGCCTTAGAAATGCCAGAGCGCTACTTGTGGCTAGCAGTAGTAGAAAGAGCCCTGAAAGATTACTGTTTCTTCTTTGATAGGTTATCTGGGGCCGATCAAGGTAACAGAGTGATGCAAACCTATGTTGATTTTAAACGTAAAAAATATGGGTTTAACTATAAAAAAGCTGTGGCTGAATATGCGCGGCTTAACTGGTTCATGTTTGATTTGAACCCTGTCCCATTTAACCTAGAATATATCTGCATCCAGTTATATGACGATGGGAACGGCGTAGCTTCAATGTTTCGCAAGGAAGCAAAGAAGCTACTAAACAAACATATTATTGATTCAAACGCAGAAGAAAGGTTTGGAGTACTCGTAGATCATATCAAGGGGTACACTAACGAGCCCTACGTTGATAGTGATCCACGAGACAAGAACAGATTTAGAACTAAGCGTTATCGATTGTCTAACGCTGATTCTTAGCCGCCTTGTGCGCTAGTCCGACGCCAATCAAACCAATACCAAGGTCATTTAAGAATGGCTGAACCTGTGCCAATGCTTTCTCAAGTTCTACGGCAAACGAGCCAATCCAATGCTGGTCTGGAAACATCGGTGCAATAGTAAGTAATGCCTGAAGAATGGCAGAAGCAAACACCAGCGTTGCGCCGATAATAGTCTTTTTACCGTCTAGGTACTGACCAATTTTGGTTTGCGAAAATATCCACTTAATTAACCTACTCATATTTTTGCTCCTATACTGAGTAACACACCACTACCCAAACGACACAAATCTGCTTCTTTAATGCCTATTCGTTCTGAATTAGCAAAGTC